AGTTCCGGAGTATAGTTTTTAAATTTAACTGTTAGTGGACTATATGTTAATGTGTAGTCTTCTCCCACAGTCATTAAAGTTTTAATATTATTTCTTGTATAGTAAACTAAAAGGCGGTTTTCTACTTTATCTAAATCTACTGATGTAGATACTGTATATGATGCTAACGTAATATCATTTATAATTAAAGATTCTTTGATATAGTTATCACCAAACGGTAATATGTATGTTTCTCCAAATACGTTTCTACCTATACTAAATGAAATTAAATTTCTTAAAACCTTTTCTAATATTTCTTCGTTTGAGAAATCGTTAAAATTTACTATATTATAATAATCGTCTAGCTCTTTAAAAAATCTTTTCTTATATTTTTTATATTCACTACCATTAAATCTTAAAGCATCAATTATATTATGCGGTTGATCGTCAAGTAAAAATGCACCTAAAATTAAATCTGTATTGGATTGAACTATATCTACGCCGTATAATTCTTCTTTTACTAAACTGTTATAATTATTTGTACTTAAGGCATCACCTGTAAATCCGGGCTGTGTCTCAATATAGTTTTTAAAATGTGGTAAAAATTCAGGTTCTGAAATTTTTTCAACTTCTTCTTTAAAAGGATTATTAGTCCATGCTATAGGCAATTCGTGCCTACTTGTATTATTTATTGACTTATCAAGTCCTCTGGAAAAAACTGATATTTCAAATATATCACCTACCACAAAGTTCTTTCTTAAAATTTCTATTTTATCACCGTTTTGGGTATCGTTTATAAAAGTGAAATCATGGAATAAATCTCCATTTTTTCTAACTCTTATATTCATACCACTTAAATATGTTTCGTCAACCCTTGCATTACAACCAAGGCTAAATATTTGATCGAAATTATCATAAATTGTTCTAGTGATTTCTATTATTTTTTCTATTCTTTGCTGGCTCTTCCATTGTGGGCTTTTAAAGTTATTATGAAATACTGGAGTTTTTCCTATAATTGCTGTACGTCCAGAAGTACCGGTACTGTCGTTAGATGTTTTTTCAACAGATCTCAATAATTTATAATAGTAATATCCCTTTATGTCAGTAGATTCTGAACTACCTAAAACAATGTTGTTATAAGTTTCTGTTTCCATAAAGTTTTCAAAACTTATTTCACTAGCATTCTTAAATGACCTGTATGCTAATGATAAATTATATTCTGCATCAGCAGTTCCTGTGCCTATTTCAAAACCAAATATTTTATTTCCCCTAAAGTTATTGCTTGGGAAAATTGTGGTATCTCCTAAATAACGTTTTTGATCATCATATAGATTAAATAATGGTGCTTGATTTAATTTAGATTTAGTTTGTGATTCTATTAAGCCGTTATTGTAGTAATACTCTTTACCTATTTGTGAAAATCCTGAGGACACAAATACTGTGTCTCCTTCTGTTAATGTAGTGTCTACACTTAAACTTATTGCATTGGAAAGCGATGAATTAGCCACTGTTGCTACATAAACATTTGCTGAAACAGAACTATCGTCGTTAGGGAAAATAATTTTTGTTCCTGTGGTTATAGTTACTGTATCAATAGCAACATTACTTGCATCTAAACCTACAACTTCACTGTAAAGTAATGTTGAGCTTACATCTACATTTCCTTTACTTGTTTGCCCTACATTATATAATTCTAAATCTCTGTCAAATTCTAAAATAGGCCTTCTAGCTCTGTAAATCTTTGATGGAACGTTATCACCTGCATCTTCAAAGTTTTCTTTGTGATACCAAAAGTTAGTTCTACTCCAGACATTTTTGTTTGCTGAGCCTCTACCTATTACAACATAGTCTTTACTTGTTTGTGGATTAGCAATACCGTTAGCATAACTTACATCAACTGCTACAAGAATTATGCTTTCTCCTACGCCTTCTACTATAAATTCCTTCCCAACATATTTGGAATTGTCAATTACATAATCACCCGCAAAGGTAATTTTCATACCATTTTTAAACGGTTTACCTCCTGAAGGTGTATAGGATTTCTTACCTACTATGTCCTTATCAACATTTATTGTGTTTGATGAAGTACCAGAAATAGATATTGCTGTAGGACCAGTTGTGCTCCAAAAGTATTCTTGATAATTTAAAAATTTATTTAATTCTATGGGAGGTAAAAATGTCTGAAACTCAGATCTCAACCATTGGTTTTGTTCATTTACATCTACGTTATAATTTTTAAGGATGTTTATAAATTCATCATAAAAAATAAAATTTTCACTTACGCCTGTATTGGCATTAGTATTATTAACTGTTGGTGCTAAATTGTAATATTTTTTATCGAGGTCATCTTCATATATCCAAGTACCATCTACAAGTTTGTCCTTAGATGTTTTTTTACCTACAAAACCACTTACTGCTTCTATATTTGCTTTGCTGTATAATTGTTCTACTGTGCTTTCAAAGAAATTCTTTACTGACTCAGTCTGCAGGATTCCGGGTAACTTTTTATAAATTTTATCTGCCATTATTAATTAGCCAACGTATTTTTAGTAATTTTATCTATAATTTCTATGTCTGTAACCTTTGCTGTATTAACAAAAAATTCATTGCTTTCCGCTTGTATCTGGAACAAATCTCCAAAGTTACCAGAACTAATTTTTGGTATAATAACAATACTTCCTATTATGCCACTTAGTTGTTGATGTACATAACTACTCAATTCTGTAAAGTAGAAATTTTCACCGAATTCCCAATTATTGACGTCAAAGTATTTGTTAAATGCTTTGATAACTTTTGTTTTTATTTCATTATCACTTAATGTTGTGCCTGCTAATTTAACTACTCTAAATTTAGCCTGTACACTTTCATCAGCATCAGCACCAAACAATCTTTTAAATTTTGCACTCTTATAAACTAATGTGTCACTGGCATTTTTAAATCCATCTAAAGATTGGAATTCGTTTGCTAGTTCATCACTTGTAGGAGCCAACGGAAATGTTGTACCAGATACATTTAAGTATTTTTGTATCTCTGTATAATATGAAGTTGTTAATACTAACATCTCAACGACATTACTAATACTTGGATCTATTCTTACATCATTAGGTGCCTTGTGATCCCATTTCATTACACATGGTCTTACATCAGGTAATCTTGTATTTTGGTCTTTACCTCTACCTGTTTTAACAAAACAATCCGTAGTTTCTACTAAACTAATACTATTTGCATCAGTGCTACTTCTAGTCATTATATAAAACTTCTCGTCTTCTACTACATAAATTTTTATTCCAAAATATTGATTTGCAGTATTTTCAAATTTTTCTGCTAATGCTAATGTATCAACAATAATATAATCTACAGTACTCCATTCTACTGGGTCAGAATAACTTATAGGGGATATAGTTGCTGGACTTCCACTTGCTTGGGTATTGTCCCAGTCTGTTTCTCCTCTCCAATCTAGTATTACTCCGCTTACAGGTTTATCATAAACATATCCGTCAAAGTCTGTATAATTTGCAAATATGATTAAATCTGTACTTGATACAAATTCATTGAATTGGAACGGCTTATCTGGAACTAAGTCACTGTCTGAATCTACTGGAGCAACTTTTACTTTTCTATTATCTGTATAACCGTCTGAATATTTAAAAACATCTCTAATTTCATAAACAATATCAGTATCTAATCTGTCTTTTGCAGATTTGTATTCTACTAGTATTTTATCTCTGCTTATAGCACCAGTTGTATCTGTAGCAAATAAATGGTAATTATCGTCTAGTTGATTGTATGTTAATCTACCTGTTTGTGCTGTAGCATTTGCATTTGACAAGAACGTTCTTCCAATTTCACTAGCATTACCAGAGGCACCATTAATACCATAAGTAAATATACTAGCATTACCGTGGTAAATTTCAGTAAGTCCAGTATTGTTATTGTATTGCTTGTATGTTATGTTACCATTATCGTCTAAAATATTATATCCAAATGTTGTATTATCAAAATCTATTGTTAAATTGCTTGGTAATCTAGATATGCGACCATCATTGTTAGATAGTGTTACATTATTAGTGGAAACATTACCGTCATCAAAATAAGGATTTAATGAAACATTTGCCGCATTTACAAATCTGTTTGCTGTAGAAATATTTGCTACTGAATGAGGATCTGATAATAAATCGTTTCTCATCAATCCAAATGTGCTTTGCCATGTAACATTTACATCAAACCATTTAATGTCTCTCGTTCTCAATGCAATATTTGTTCTTAACCCGTTAGGATCGTAATATGCAGAATTGTCTAAACTTTGCCATGCATCTGCAACATTATCGCTATTAGAATCTGCCCAAACAAAACTTTCTGTAACACCAGGCTTGTAATTTAAAGTATTAAATGTAATTGTATCTCTTACTGCTTGAGTGGTATTATCTGTTACCTTAACTGATTTTACATTATAGAATTTTAGATCATTAGCACTTTGCACAACATATGACAATCCTCTTATACTGACATTATATCTATAACTGCTTGAATCTATAGGAAAAAATTCAAATAACATTAACCAACTATTATCTATACCCGATAGTGTTTTGTCTTTGGCATTTTGAATACCTATACTGCCTGTTTTTAGTAAATCTGCATTAGATATAATATAAAAAGATTGATCTGTAAGATCAAATCCTATACCAAATGTGCTTTTATTAGCCAGTGCTGATTCTATTTCGGTTTGTTCAGACGTTGTAAAAGATTTTCTTAAACTTGTAATAACTTCATCTGCTCTCCAATCGGAATTCACACTATCACTTAGTGTCCAAGGCCCTATACTTGTACTTAACCCACTGGACAATGCTCCATTATTTTGTATACCTGTGATCCTTACCCATTTATAATTTGCAATATTTGTAGGATCTACAAACTTAACAAAGGTATTTTCTTGAAAAACTTTAGTTGATGCTGTGTTGTTTACCATAACAACTGCATTAGAGCTACTAAATGTTTCTGTCATGTAACCTGTTGTACTTTGATTAGCAACTGGCAGTGGTTTCCACCTAATATTAAGAGTGTCTATGGCAAATTTTGTTGGAATAAAATTACTCCATTTTTCTCTTAGGGTATCGTATATTACGTTATTCAATCTTTGATCTTTTAAGAACTCTACAATAGTATTGTCAACTACTTCTGCAGGTGTATTATTGTCGCTAACAATAACTTCTTTGCTTACGGGGTCGTTATCCTTATATAAGTAGCCATCTTCTGTATAAGTCTCAACACTTTGAAAAGTGCCAGTAGGATCGTTAATATCAATATATCTACTATGACCTGCATGTGTTCTATTTGTAGCCTTTAATTTTAAAATATTTGATGATTGGCTTAAAGGGAAAACATTATAATCTTGTGCAGACACCATTCTATTTTGTGTATAGAATGTTTGTGGTGCTTTGCTTTTAATGTTTTGTAAACTTTCTGCAGGTAAACTATTGTTTACACTTGATTCTAAACCAAATGTAAATGTTAAAGTAAATGATTGGCCTGAAGCATTTACATAAGGAATACTAGCATTTAAACTTTTAGCATCATCTGGATGTATAGTGTATCTTTCTCCATCACTAATTCTGTGCCATATTCTAAAAATACCTGTAGGCACATTACCAAAATTACCATCAGGAAACTTTACTCTTATGCCATCATTGTTTAAATTTTCTACAGCATATAAATTTCTAGTGTTTAGTGCTTTACTGTTATAGTTTAATGTTTGTCCAACAGTATTTGGTATCTTGGTCCATTGATTTTGCACAACACCTTGTGTATTGACTTCCTGAATATATACATCAGTTTCGTTTATATTTTTCTTTACAATGTCTTGAAATCTGTTTTGTAAGGGAGTTTCATAATTGAAGTCTTCGAATGCTAATTGCCCTTGTTTAAATAATAAGAAAAATCCTGTATTATTACTGGATAAACCTAATCCATCATTTCTATAAAAAAGTCCAAAGTCATTTGTTGGGTCAGGTTGTTTTTCATAAAAATATTCATTGTCAAAGAAATCACCATTTACTATTTCAAACTGTCTTGATACTCCGTTTACATTTATAGGAAAGGATAAAGCAAGTGGAGATGTTATAGGGGTATTAAGTTCGTATTGGTCTGTGTTTATGCCTGCAACTTTTCCTGATTTAACAGGCGCCGAGAATCTATTTGTTGTTCCCATAGCCGCATTAAGAATTGTTATAAATTGTTCGTAACTCTCAGGGTTATTAGAATCGTCCCAAAAAATGTTTTGGTTTGATAATTGATTGCCCTGGCTATCAGTTAAAGGTTCATTTGTTTTTACAGCAGTGATTTTCATTAATCCACTTGCAGGAATATTTCTTTTAGGATTGTATCCTAACATTCTTGCTAGTTTAAATACAGAGTCTCGTCTTTCTGCTGTTTCTAAAAAGTTTTCTCTAGTATTAACATCCATTCTAAATGCAATACTTGTACTCAAAAATGCCAACAATTCTATAATTGCAATGAATTCTGAACTTTCAATATAGTCGTTAAAGTTTTCTGGAAAATTTACTCTGACATATTCGACAAGACTTGTTCTCATTGTGTCGAAATCATATGCTTGGAAGTCAACTTCACTAAAGGCCTTATATGCAACCTTCCAGTCTTCTGCCGCAAATAAATTAGATTGTCTATTAACGTATGCCATTATAAAGTTTCCTCTGCATTTCTTTTACTGAATTCTAAAAATAAAGTTTCTGCTTGGTCTATATTATAATATCTCAATATTACTTCTGCTCTTATAGTTTGATCGTTTATATATAAAATTGTTTCTTCTAACGTAACTCTAGGATCTAAATCTACAATTCTTTTGATATCTTCTTTTATGTCTTCTTCTAATGATGGTGTTTCCGGCTCCATTAACAAATCCCAAATTATACTACCAAAATTAGGCCTCATTACTCTTTCACCTTTTTTAGTATAAAAATGATTAAGTAAATCTCTCTTTATAAGAGCGGTATCTGTAAGGGTATAAGGTGCCCTATTTTTATCTACAGTACTGAATCCTCTGAATAACGTTGCCATGTAAGTATTTATCAAAACTATTAAATATAGTTTTAATTTTTACTTGACTTTGAGTGTTTAAGGTGTTATACTAACCGCATGAAAAATGTGATTTACTTACACGGAGCAAATGCAGACCCTGATAACTTTAATTACTATACATTAAAGATGCCAGAACATCCTTTTTTTGCACCTGCTTACGATATGGAACAAGACCCGTATGATTTAGTTGAGCATGTCAGAATGCAAAAAGAAAGAGAATGGGGTAAGGGCAAAGTAGTAATTGTAGGACATAGTTTTGGTGGTTTATTAGCAAGTTGGTATGCTAGTGTTTACCCAAACAAGGTTGATCACTTAGTTACCATTGCAACACCATGGCAAGGTACGCCAGTGGCTAGAATACTTGCTATGATTTTTAGAAATAGAAAAGTATTTGAAAACACCAAGCCTGGCGCAGATGTACTAAGACTCCTACAAGAAAAAACTTATACAGGTAAGCATACTAATATTGTTTGTACCGGTAGTTCTAATCCTTTAGCAGGGTTAGGCGGCCAAGCAAATGATGGTATGATATCAGTTTCAAGTCAATCTTCCACACCACCTAAGTTCAAAAATACCGAGAATGTTTATATAGAAGCAGGGCATAGCGGTGTTTTGTTAAATAATGATGTAGCAGACTTGTTACAAACAATAATATTCGAGAAATAATATGACACAATTAAAATCTTTAAACAATACTTTAGAAGAAGAATTAAGAATTATGCTTGTAAATAAAAACAACGAGTGTGCTTCTTTAAGAGCACATATAGAGTTATTGGAAAAAGCAGTTGCTGAAGAGCAAGAGCAGAAGTACAGATTGCTTGTAGAAAATATGGATTTAAAGAATACTTTAAAAGAAAATACCTAATTTATTATATGCTCTCTTTTTAGCGAGTTTTAATATTGCTCTCAATTCCGCAAAGTTCAAGTTTCTTTGAGCCGGATACAATGTTGCTTGTACGTTGTCTAACTCTGCTTGCCAGTTCAAATGATCAGGAGTAGAAAAAAGTTCTGCTTCATACTTTCTTCTATCCATATAGTCTGTTCTAATTTGTGGTCTACTAAATTTTCCTATTTTACCAACCCTAAATCTCTGCATTAATTTAGGTACTGCTTCGTATTTTCCCCTATTGAGAGCGGCCAAGCATAGGCTTTTGGCAAAATTGTCTACACCAATATGTGAAACAAAACTTGCAAGAGCACCCATTTGATTTTGATTCAGGGGCACTTTAACTAATTTTGTAATATCCTTTATTGCCTGTTTGAGATCAGATTCCAATGCCAGTCTTTCTGCATTAGGACCTAGTCCGTCTATAAACTCCACAAGTTTGTAACCTGTCTTTCTATCCACGTAAATTAAACTGGGACCATCTATGTATAAATCTATACCTTTATCAGAAAGTCTGTCCCTTACATTTTCAAATATATTTGTAGTACCATATCTAGGCATTATCCGCCTCCTTTATTGATAATATCTTTAGCCGCATTTTTAAATTCATCTGCTTTACCGCCTGTAACCTCGTTGATTACACCGTTAATTTCACCTTTCATTTGTTCAATTTGTCCATTGGCTAAATCTATAGGTAGCCCTAAATCATCTAAGGAAAATTGTTTTAATCTTGCTTCTAAATCTGTTAATATTTTACTTTGTCCTATAATTTTTTGCATTATAGAATTTGATGTAGGTATCCTGAACGGAGGTATAACAATACCTAAAGTTTCTGCAACTTTTGTAAGACCTTCTATACTTGCTAAGTTTACATCCTTTAGTGCCATAAAGTTACTTACTGTAGCATTGTACTCTGCGTATACAGATTTAATGCCGTCTGTGGCATCATTTATTTTATCTTTAGCATCTGCAAATCCTTGTCCTATTTTAGTTCCTTCTGGAGTATCAGCATCTGCTGGCGTTGTATCTGTAGGATCAATTTGATTTTCAAGAGTTTCTGCATCTGCTGTGACGTCCTCTTCTATACTGGTAGGATCTTCAGTACTAGGATCATATTGTCCATGGCCAATATAAGGTTCTGCTGTAATTAGTTTTCCAACAATAGTGCTAATACTAGGGCCTTTCTCTGGTCTTTGTCCGCCATTTAGAATAGGATTATCTGATTCTCTATCGTACTCTGGAGGTGCTGATGCTTGATCAGGTTTTTCTGTTCCGCCTAATTGTGGCGCCGGCACGGCTGGTACAAGATCAGGAGTAGGAACTGCACCAGGATTATTTAATCCTATAGTTGATCCAAATAAATTTGTTGTGCCTCCTGCTGAAAGTGTTGCGGCACCGCCTGCCAAGACATCAACTTTACCTGCGGCCTGTACTGTGGTAAATCCTTGAGATTGTATAGCCGCACTTATTGTACTTGTTAATGTCAATCTCCCTGCAGAGTTTATTTGTAAATCACCTGCATTTGCTGTAATTTGTGCATTAAGATTTGCATGTATAGAAGTATCTGCGGCTGAATGTAGTCTAAGTGAGCCCCCTGTGCCCAATGGTGGTACACCCAGAGCGCCTAATGTACTTGCAATTCCTTTATAACCGCTACTATCATTATCGCCTGTGGCCTTAATATTGATATCGTTTCCTGCTTCTAAATTAATATTTTTATCCGCTCTTAAATTAAAATCTCCTTTAGATCGAATACTCATACTTCCTTCACCAAAGAAATTTATATTACCGCTTTTATCTAGTTCAAACCATGCAGTACCAGTTTTGTTTATAACATATATACAACCTGTAGTATCATCTAAAAGTATTTGATTACCGCCACCTGTTCTTAACCTTATATTAGAATTAGTTTGGTTATCATCCATTATAAATTGATGACCTGGACCTACAGATTTGCCTTTATCGTCTCTGGGGCCTTTAGTTAAAATACCTAATACTTCACTTGGTGTTTCTCTTCTTGCACTACTTGATGTTGCTCCTCTTAAAGGATCGTTTATTAAACCTTGCTTGGTTAATGCTTCTGCAAAATCATGATATATAGGTCTTAACTTTCCGTTATTTTTTGTATCGGTATCATAGTTATTTTTTTCTACTGTAGGAGTATTAAATGGACCGCCTTGGAAACTTGGACCTCCTGGAAGACCCGGAATCATTTGGTTGAAAGGTATAGGCATTGTTTGCCCTACTATAAAAGGCTTTGATAAAAGACCGTCTCCAAATGCCACTAAAACTGTGTTACCTACATCAGGCGGTGGTGTCCAAATACCATATGAATGTAAAGAATTTTCGTCTAGTGTAATGTCATCGTCTCGTACAAGATTAGGATTAGATGCACCGTAAAATTGTGAGGTATACATACACTCAAATAAATTTTTCTCTTTAGGTGATTTGTTTAATTCTGGAATATTAACAGAAACTTTTCCGGTTCTTAATGCATCTTTATTAAAGTCTACAATTCCTATATATATCCCCCAGAATCTCTCTGTAGAATTTCTATCAGCATAAGGGTTACTATATGTGGCGCTCATATTATTTAGAGCATAAAACCATTTAGGCATTTCTAACCACCTCTCCTATTTGCCTTCCAGGCTTTATAGGCTTGTATTTGCTCACTAGTCATAATACCTGAGCTTGTTACTTCTTCTAAGGTAACTGCACCTGAATTAAGCCACGTATCTATATACTCAGGATTATCAAATCGCTTTTTATCATCTTCACTTAAGACACCATCCTGACCGGCTGTATCTCTAAGTCTTTGTTCGAATTCACTTCTTATATCGTCAAGTGCATAATCGTCTTTATTTTTTATTTTAGATAAATCTAATGCCATTTCTTTATATGTTTCTAATTGTACTGTAAATCTTCCATTATCAAAACTACTTATAACATTTTTAATTCCGTATATACCAGTTATGAAATAACTTTGTTTTCCTACAGGATACAATCCTGTATTCGCATCTTCATCATTAGTAAAAGGATCAAAATACATAGGTTGTCTCAATTCAAAAAGTATAAAATTATCACCTCCAAATGTGTTCAGATATTCATCTGTGGTTTTTTCATCTTTCACATCAGGTATTTTATTATAATTAATACCTCCTGTTTTATCCGGCTCACCTAAATACCAAGGATCTCCCCTTAGTACCATATTTAAATTATACAAAATATCTATTGCATCTTTCTGACCGTATCTATAACCAAATAATGTTTGTCCGGGTGTAGCAGGTCCTCCTGAATATATAGCATGATCTACATGTCCCTCTTCTGTTCCAGGTGTATTAAAATCAAACAATGTATCATTATCTGTTAATTCATTATATTCAAGATTGTCCTTGGCTCTTATTTGTGCTGATGCTAAATCTGTACTAAGTTCGCCTGACATTTCACCGTATGTTAAAACGTCTTGCCCGTAAATATAACCACTGGCTTCTGCTTGATAGTCTTCTTCACTATTATCTATTCTTCGTTGCCTGTCACTTTCTGTTACTGTACCGGATTGTCCACTGGCACCTTTGGGTGTGAGCTCTTTTACAATAGCACCTGCAATCTGTCTGTCTGATAAACTTTGAACTAGTGCCTGAGCCGCCGCCCCTGCTCGATCACTTACAATATCTTTTATAGTGGCATCATCGAATCCAAACGCATTCGCAATATCTCTTATGCTACCGTCTTTTGCCGCCTTAAATATATCAAAAAATTTCTTAGCATTTTGTAATAAACCTGCCACTTCTGCTAATGCTTTACCGCCTAAAGGTTCCCCTGGTTTGGCGGGGTCTATTGCAAAACTAGTTATATTATTTAAAGCCGCATTTCCAAATCTAACACCTTGCTCTCCTAAATCGTCTCTTGGAGGCAATAACAAGTTAATACCTAAATCATATTTGATATCTATGTTTATAATTTGATCATTTCTTCCAGTAAAGATATATTCATAGGCTCGCTTTATCTCCATACTGTTGACCCTTCTTTGTATTTCATCTGGTTCTGGAGAAAGTTCTTCTGGAATTGCCGCACCTTTAGTTGCAGGTGTTTCGAAAACCGCTGGGTGAAAAATTATTTCTTTATTATATCCTTTTCTTTTCTTATCGTATTCAACCTGTTTCACATAAGCATTAATTTTCACATCGTTAACTAATGTTTTGCTGGCATCATATTTAAATTGTCCGCTTTCATCTATCATTGTTCGTGTTAGACCATTAGTAAAATCTAGATTTCTAGCAAGTAAACTTCCTATGTAAAAATCTATTGATGTTCCTTTAGGAACTTCTATTTTTATTTTTTCAGTTTCAGGATTTGACACATCTCTTGTTGCTTCATCAGTTTGGTTTTCTGCCTGAGATCTATCGTCCCCTTCATTAATTACTTCTGTGTTTGCATCTGCTGTTGCGTCTTTGCCTCTAAATAATTTTTGATCTTTAATTATTGTTTGGCCTTCACCTGTTAAATTTTTTAAATTAAACTTATAAGTATCTAATTTGTCTCTATCTCCGGATTTATCTTTAAGATATTTGTTCCATTGTAATGTTAAATCCTGTATATGTTCGTCTATAGTTTCTCCCACAGTGGTCATTGTAGTAGGAGTCTTTGAATTTATATCTGTAAATGCTATATCATCCGCAACTGCGAATAACATATTGTATGTAGTTCCAGTACTGTCCAATTCAAAATCTACTGATTGTAAAAGTCCTTTATATCTATAAGGTCCTGCAATATCTCTTATTTGTCCTCCGTCATCTTGTTCAAAACCATCCCCTGATGCTTGGTATCCTTGAAAGTTTATCTCAAAAAAGAACGGTGCACCATCTACACCTCTTCCTGATAAAGGGGGAATCCCCAATCTGCGTCTCCCTAAAACTATCATGTCTAAAAATGTTGCCGCACCTGGTTGTTTTATCACACAACGAATGTTTTGTGTAATTTTTCCTCCCTTTCCACTAGGCACATTTACTATTTCAACATTGTCTATTAGTGTACCAGTTACACCTGTTTGTGCCAATACAACGGTATTTTCTGGCTTAGCCACATAGGCACCATTTAAAAATCCTCCTCTGGATGTTACTTCACCACCAGAGTCCGATCTTTCATCACCGTCTGTTGAATCACTTTTTACTTCAGTTATATCTTCTGTAGGAGGTATCATATACAACTTTATGTTATATGTAACATTGTCATATTGATCTAAAGGATTGGTTGGTATGTCACCTAGAAAACCGTTACTTTTTTTAATTATTTCAGCCATCGGTTATCCCATCATATTCTTTACGACTTCCGGTGACGGTATCTTTATTATAACTCCTGGTTTAAAATCGTTCAAAGGATCTTTAATAACATCAGGATTTTTTAAAGCAAATACCCACCATAATCTTGGAGTTCCATATAATTCAGTTGCTAAAATATCTGGTCTACCATTATGAGCATCTTTAATTTTATAATCTATTTCGTAGGCATCTGTAGGCATTTTAGGTAAAGAATTTACATCCAGAAATCCCTCAAATACTCTTGCATTTCTTAAAAAACTATCTCTTCTATGAAAATCTGCCATTAAATATATCCGTCTTTGTATGCTTGTCCAGTTCTTAATGTATTAAGATTAAAGTTTTTACGCAATTTGTGTGGTGTATAACTTGGGAATAGATCAAATGTCACAGTAGATTCTGTTGGTACATAGGTTGTAGTAGGCTCGTTGCCTACTTTTATTTCTACTGGAACATAATCAACATCGGGCGGTAATTCTAATGAATAAGATAATACAACCACTGGGACTTTGTTAAATCCATGATCACCTAAATACTCAAATAGCATCACTGGAGGTGGTGTACCAAATGTACCGTCAGCAACAGATTGATCACCGTAATATGCCTTTGTTACAACTCTGGCAAATTGCATCATTGCAAGATAGTATCTACCCTCGTCTATGTTATTAACTGTAAATGTTGATGTTAGTGTTAATCTAGGAGGTGTTGACATTTGATATGTATTAATTGGATAATTCATACCCTGCATTTGCTGTGAGTCATATTCTGCAGATGCTGATACATAAATCTGTGGAGTATATTGCCAAACTAATCCACCTGATTCCTTAATAGGGTTCATTATCCCATTTTTATCATCACCGTAAAATCTTTTTGCTCCGCCTCCCTTAGGCCTTAATCTTGCTCTCCAATCGTAAGTATTTACAAATCCTTTACCCTCACTAGGATTTATTGCTGTAGAACTTGCGGCCTGATTACTTTGTTGTCCTAATTGCTGTTTTAATTGCTGTTCACTTAGTTGCCTAGCACCAAATAATAAATTACTACCTGGGTTTCTGCTAGGGCCTGCATTTCCATCATAAAAGAAAGAATAGAAATCGGCGTCAGATAAACCACCTAGTAATGCTCCGGTAATTACTTTTCCACCAGGTACATTACCTAGTAGACTATTACCTACACCGCCTATTAAACCTTTTAAATAATCACTACCGCTTGGCATTTAATCTCCTTGTATGTAACTATTTATCGTATTCATTAAAACTAGTTTTAAATTGCCAGTTCTTATAAATACTTATTGACAATGCACAAGAACTGTGTATAATAACACAATATAAATGAACGATAATTTTGAGGAGAGTTATGTATGGCACAGCCAAAGAAGGTTAATTACCTTAACAACAAAGACATTCTAAAAGAAATACACAAAAGTAAGATGACTTACTGCTATGTAGCAGATGACAAATACGCAGGTTTTGACGTAATTTTAGAAGATGTTAATAAAATCAATAGAAACAGTATAAAGGTTGCTAGAGAAAACAGAGCATCACAAATACAATCAGCAGGATATCAAGCCGCAATGGCATTACATGATCCTAAAGATTATAAAAATAAACCCAAGCAAAAAGAATTTGCAATAGATCCTAAAAGTATAGATCAAGAAGATTTAATTTTTAGAGTTATGGATATGGAACATATTCCTTTAGAACCGGGTAGAAAAAAGAATCCCAGAAACGAAGCGGAAACAAAAGCAAAAGTAAACTTTCCTCCTTTCAAACATTATGCATTTATAGGCGGCGAAATTAAAGAAGTTGCTAGAAGTCATTGGCAAGGAAGTTTAAGTAACGGTGAGTTTTGTGTAGATCATGGAAGGATTACAAATAAGTTAGGTACTATGTTTTTAAAACTTGTTGAAAGGTACAGCCACAGAGCAAACTGGCGTGGTTACACTTATGTAGACGAAATGCGTGGACAAGCATTGGTACAGTTATCTCAGATTGGATTACAATTTAATGAAGCAAAATCCGATAATCCATTTGCATATTATACTGCCGCAGTTAATAATAGTTTTACAAGAATTTTAAATTTAGAAAAAAGAAATCAGATGATTAGAGATGATATCTTAATCGACAGTGGACATTTACCGAGTTACGGTAGACAGATTAAACACGAAGAAGAGATGCGTTTAATTAGAGAATCCGCACAATCTGAAAATTCACAAGACTAATTTATGGCACAACTGTTTAAGACAGCGGCCTGCTTTACGGACATACATTACGGACTAAAGCAAAATAGCCGTTTACATATAGAAGACTGTCACAGGTATGTGGACTGGTTTATTGCAGAAGCAAAAGCCAGAAATGCAGAAACCTGTATTTTCCTCGGTGACTGGAATCACCATAGAGCAAGTATCAGTGTTGCGACTATGAATGCATCTATTAAAGATTTTAAAAAATTAAATAATGCATTTGAAACTGTTTATTTTATAACAGGTAATCACGATTTATATTACAAAGATAAAAGAGAATTAAACAGTATTGAATATGCTAGAGACTTGTCTAACTTTGTAATGGTAGATGAACATTTTTTACAAGACGATGTTGCTATCATACCTTGGTTAGTAGGCGACGAATTCAAACAAGTGCAAAAAATGAAATGCAAATATATGTTTGGGCATTTTGAATTACCATACTTTAAAATGAATGCAATGGTAGAAATGCCAGATCATGGTGGTATAAACGATAAAATGCTAAGTGGTCCAGAGTATGTGTTTAGCGGACATTTTCACAAAAGACAGTTTAAAAATAATATACATTATATAGGCAATGCTTTCCCACATAATTACGCAGATGTAGATGATAACGAACGTGGTGCAATGTTCCTTACATGGGACGAAGAACCTCTTTATGTTAATTGGACAGAATGTCCTAAGTATAAAGTGTTTACATTAAAACAACTATTAGATGACCATGCCACTCTATTAGATGCATACACTTATGCAAGAGTAAAATTAGATATCAGTATCTCATATGAAGAAGCAAACTTTATAAGAGAGAAAATGGCTGAGCAATATAAAGTAAGAGAACTACAACTTATTCCTATTAAAGAAGAAGAGGAGTATGAAGGTGGCGACATTAGTTTTGAAAGTGTTGATCAAATAGTTATACAACAATTAGAAACTATAGAAAGTAATACAGTACAAAAAGATGTTTTAATAGATATGTATAATAGTATAGAGACTCAATAATGCTAAAAATAAAAAATGTATCAGCAAAAAACTTTATGAGTGTTGGCAACAACACACAGGCAGTTAATTTTGATAATTGCCAACTAACACTTGTACTAGGTCACAACTTAGACATGGGCGGTGACGGTAGCAGAAACGGTACTGGTAAAACGACTATAATAAATGCATTAAGTTATGCATTGTATGGAGATGCATTAACAAACATTCGTAAAGATAACTTGATAAACAAAACAAATGGTAAAGGAATGATTACCACTGTAGAGTTTGAAATCGAGGGTAAGTCTTATCGTATAGAAAGGGGTAGACGTCCTAATGTTTTAAAACTTTTTATAGACGGTAAAGACGCATTGGAGAACGAACAGCAAGGTGACAGTAGAGAAACACAAAAAGAAATAGAAAAAATTATAGGTTTCCCACATAACATGTTTAAGCATCTAATTGCTTTGAATACATATACTGAACCTTTTCTTGCAATGAAAAATAATGATCAACGAGATATGATTGAACAGTTGTTGGGTATAACAGAACTCTCACAAAAAGCAGAAGTACTAAAAGAAAGACAAAAATATACCAGAGATAGTATTAAAGAAGAAGAAATTCGTATTAATGCTGTAGAAGAAAGTAATAAAAGAATAGAAAAAAATATTCAAGAAATAGAAAGTCGTAGTAGAGCGTGGGAAAAGAATAAAGAAAATAAACTTATAGAATTAGGCGAAAAAATAATTCGTATGGAAAGAATAGATATAGATACAGAATTAGAAAATCATAAGTTACTAACATCATATAAAGACCAACGTTCTAGTTTACAAACATTACAAGCAGAAGAAAAACGTACAGCAACAAGTATAACTAGAAGCTCTAAAAAATTAGAGGAACTGGCTAATAATTTAGAAAGTGCAAAAGCCGGAGTATGTCCTACATGCGAACAAGGTACTGCACATTTAGATACACACGAAAAGTACACAGCAGACTTAGAAGAAGAAATAGATAAAGAAAAAGAATATTACAAAGACATAGAAAAGATTATGACTCAAACAACTGAAGCCATAAAACAGTTTAGTAATATTCCTGCAGATCCTGAAGTATATTATACTACATTAGAAGAAGCATTAGAGCACAAACATAATGTAGAGACAATGCAATCTAATTTAGAATCTATGGCCATTGATGAAAATCCTTATATAGAACAAATAGAAGGTTTAAGAACTACTGGTATACAAGAAATTAGTTTTGAAATAATGAATGAATTAACTCATTTACAAGAACATCAAGACTTTTTATATAAACTATTAACCAGTAAAGATAGTTTTATACGTAGGCGTATTATTGATCAAAATATTGCTTATTTAAATCACAGGCTTGCCTACTATCTAGATAAGTTAGGATTACCTCACGATGTTAAATTTGCAAGTGATTTAGGAGTTGAGATAACAGAATATGGCAGAGATTTAGACTTTGATAACTTATCTAGGGGAGAGCGTAATAGACTTATTTTAGGACTATCCTGGTCATTTAGAGACATCTATGAAAGTCTAAACAGGCCTATGAACTTAATGTGTATTGATGAACTTATAGATAGTGGTATGGATTCAACAGGTGTAGAAAATGCCTTTGCCTTAGGAATACTTAAAAAAATGCACAGAGAACAAAATAAAAATATTATGTTGATATCACATAAAGAAGAACTCGTAGGTCGTGTAAATAATGTATTAACAGTTGTCAAAGAAGGCGGCTTTACTGCATATAATACGGATACAGAGTATGTTAATTGATATACACTTTGGAAAAGAAAAATCCTATACACTAACATATAAAATTTACGATACAGAACACGGTAGACTTTTCTACAACAGAATGAAAAGTCAGGAAAACAATCTAATCAGCAGAAAAGAATTTTACGGATTTGGAGAAACTGAACAGGATATTCTGTCTGAACTAAATGATATTAAAAATTTTGTTGCTGACAGAATGCCAGAAAAAAATCTGGGAGACGACCTCAATGTTTTGCATAGTGATTTTGTAGAATTACACAATT